GATCTACAAAAGATCAATCCTTCAGCAATAATTGAATTATTTACATTAACAACTGATGCAACTTTGCATGGTTCTGCTCAGACTTACAGATTCCATAATGGAACGAGTTTAAATGCTAACGGAGATATTATCTGGGCTGGTAATCAGTATTTAAAAATGCCAATACAGGCAGAAGGCTTTGCTTTTCAGAAAGGTCAACTTCCTAGACCTACTTTAACTATCAGTAATGCTCTTGGAACTATTACAGCTATCTTGTTAAATGTAAATCAGGTAACGACAGGAAATGATTTGACGGGAGCTACTGTGACAAGGATCAGAACTTTGGCACGTTATCTTGATGCTGTTAACTTTCCCTTAACCACAACTAGTACTACGACTACCACAACTATCGCTAACCCTGCTGATGCCGAAACTGTAACCTACACTGTTACTGTTCATAATCCTGGAAGTGGAAATATTTTCAGAATTAATGGTGTAAATAATCCTGTGATTACAATGAAAAGAGGATCTACATATATTTTTGACCAATCAGATGCTTCAAATAGCGGACACCCTTTGGCAATAAAATCTGATGCTGGAGGATCACAGACAACAATTGTATCTGGAACTGCTGGAAATGCAGGAGCTACAGTAACCTATCAACCAGCATATCCTTCTGCTCCAAATGATTTGAGATATTATTGCACAGTTCATGGTAATGGAATGGGTAATACAATCACAATGAACGACCCAGGTACACAGACTCAAGATACAGTTACAACCATAACTCAACAGGTAAATCCATTAGGCACACCAGATCCCACAGCAGAGTTTCCTCAAGAGATTTATAAAATTGATAGAAAATCATCTGAGAACAGAGAAGTCGTACAATTTGAATTAGCTGCTGTTTTTGATCTTGCTGGTATTCGTGCTCCTAAAAGACAATGCACTAGGACAGAATTTCCTTCGATTGGTACATTCATAGCATGAATTGGAAAGAAGAAGCACTTGTTCATGCGAAAGACCAAGATCCAAAAGAGTCTTGTGGTCTTTTATTAAATATTCGAGGAAAAGAAAGATATTATCCCTGTCGTAATCTTTCAATGACAGATCATCAATGTTTTATTTTAGATCCAGAAGATTATGTAAAGGCAGATAATTTAGGAGAGATTACAGCTATTGTTCATAGTCATCCTGTAACACCTCCTGTGGCTAGTCAGGCAGATCAAATTGCCTGTGAACGTAGTAATCTTCCGTGGCACATTGTTAATCCAAAAACAGAAAAATGGGGATATTATGAACCATGTGGATATAAACCACCTTTATTAGGTAGGCCGTGGGTTTGGGGTGTTACTGATTGTTGGAGCTTAGTAAGAGATTGGTATAAAGAAGAAAAAAACATTGAACTCAAAGATTGGAATAGACCTATAACACCAGAAGAGTTTATATTGAATCCTTTGTTTGAAAGTTGTGCTTGGAGAACTGGATTTAGAGAACTTAGACCAGATGAAAAAACAATGAATGGTGATGCTTTATTAATGTCTATTGGATCTCCTGGTTTAAATCATGTAGCTATTTTTTTAGATGGAGATGTTTTACATCATTTAACCGATAGACTATCTTGTAGAGAG